CTACAACTTTAGCACGTACATACTTAGGACCTGCAATTGTTGGTCTATCAACCTCAAGTGCATCATTCTTAGCGATAGCTTCACGAAGTTGAGCACCTAAGTTTACCTGAAGTTCCTCAGCAGTTGTAAATGTAAAAGTGTCTGAACCACTAGCGCTGCTCATTTTTACCTGAGCAGTAATTGATGGAGCGTAACCCATACGGTTAGCCTCATCATTGTCTTGCTTTTCGATAAGAACATAGAAGCTATTTCCTACCTCAGTAGCAGCGATTGTATCATCAGAAGCTACATTTGGAAGAAGGTATCCTCCAGTTCCAGCAGTAGTTCCACCGATATTAGTTACCTGCTGAGCAGCTGCAGTACTCTTACCTGCTGTAATAGTGCAGTTAGCAAAGTTAAGTAGTGGAGAGTAAAAAATCTCACCGCCAATTTTATTAGCAAACTTAAACTTATCTGTGCCTGTAAGAGCTGTATTGTGATCTCTAACGAAATTTCTATCGTCTACGATTACAAGATCACCGTCAACTAAACCAGAAGGGTCTAATACAGCATTGTCGATAGCATCAACGTCTGTTGTAATAGCCTTTGCAATAAATGCAAAGTTGTTGTTGTTGTTATTAGTGTACATCATGGTACTTAAAAATTATTTATATGTTAAAAAAAATTATTATTCAAAATTCTCTATGTCGATTTCCAAATCTGTCTTCTGTTCTTTAACAGTTTCTAGCATTAGGTCCCTCGCCAAGTCAACAATGACTTCATGGGTAAAATCATCTAGCTCAGAGTCTACCTGACCTGCTGGGTTAGCTCTGTTTACTTCGATGTCTACCGGGTTTTTGAGATATCTCATTCTATACGAGGTAACGGCAAAACTGCCGTCAGTTAAAACTTCATGTCGCTTAGGACCATTGTCAGCGTTGAAATACATTCTGAACACTGATGCCCCTAAGTTGTCAGCAGTCGGTCTCTTGTATGGATTGCCTTTAAACTTGCTGTATTCATCATGAGATACTACTCGAACTCCTGCTTCTGTATTTCCAGTACAGTCAGCTTGACTAATCTCTACAAGTTCATATATAGTGAACATAAAGTCATCTGGTAAGTCAAAGAACGTTCCGTTAGGTAACACTCCTACTTGTGAACCAGAAACAGTCAAGGCCCCAGAGTCTTGTATTAAGGCACTGAGTCCTTGACCTCTTGCTTCTGTTTCTTCAAATCCAGTTTGATGGGCGTTATTCTTATAGTTATAAAACCTCTTTGTATACTGAATTTGTGCTGACGAAAGGATAGACGAAAGCTCTGCATCTGTGTACCCAGGGGAACCAAATGCATTTGCCCTATCTAATAGGAGCTCTAGCTTGTCTGCCATTTCGTTAGCTGTCATTATTCTACTTCTCTAAGTTGATCAATCATTGCTTGAACTCTGAGTCTAGTCTCTTGGTTTTCCTCACGGTTGAACCAATGAATAGCATCAGATAATGTACCTAGCTCTACGCCTGAATCAAGCGAGTAGATATTTCTCTTTAACTCTAGGTTACCAGCTCTACGTGCATCAGCAATAAATAACTTATCATCATAAAGTGGATCATCTAAAATCTGAACAAAAGTTGCTCTATCATCTTCCATTAACTTACCTACACTAGCTTTTAACTGCTTAGTGCTTGAAGCCTCAGAAGGTGACTTACCTGCTACTCTTAAGAAGTCTCTCATATCAGAATCAGACTTACATACTGAGTCAAACAGTGAGTATGCTTTTGCTTCTAGTTCTAGACGTTCTAGTGTTTCATCTCTCATCTCATCTACATTAGTAAACACATACTCGTAGCTAGCTCTACGAACTGTACGGTATGCTTGAGGAGATGCTGCAAACTTCGACTCGTTAGCAGATAGAATCTTGTACTTTAACATGTCCATAGGATTCTTAAGATCTAAACGCAAACGTGCATCTCTGATCTGTACTCTTGCTCTAGAATCAGATCTCCAAAAGTTTGTATCCTTTGGTAGATATGGATTTAGAGAAGCACCTACAATCTTTTCAAAGTACTCTTGTTCTGTTAATTCTTCTGGATTTCCATCGTCGTCCATAAAATCTGGACATACAGACTTCTTTACAGAATCCATAACAACTGCTACTCCTCCGCCTTTGGCAGCTGAGTTTAGTGGAAGTTCGAATGATTTAACTACTTTCTTAAACAAGAAGGGATCATTCTCCTTCTCTCTATAGTTAGATACAATTCCTTTCCATTTCTGTCCTGCCTCTACAGGCTTGACATCAATGATCTTATCTTTTAAATAAGGGTGATTAAACGACATTTTACTCTATTCTTTTGTTTAACAAATTATTTTTTCTTCTTACGCATAACCTTTGCACCGTAAGCTGCAGGGACTGCTTTCATACCTGCTTTCTTAAGGATACCTTTAGCCATACGTACTGCTCCAGCATTAGGCTTCTTAGTTCCGCCCATGCCCATTGCTTTAGCAATATCAGCTTTGGTAGCTTTTTTCATCTTACCACCTGGCGCCATCATAAAGAGACCAGCACCGGGCTTTGGCTTACCCCCGCCCATTGCTTTTTTCTTTCCAGTTCCGCCGTACATTTTTTTCACCGGCTTCTTTTTCATTCCATGCATTCCCATGATTACAAAAAGTTTAAAAGGAGGGGGATTTTGCGCCCCCCTCCGATTAGTAAATTAATTACGATACGTTAAGCTGGAAGTCAAGAACCTTTGTTGGGTCTTGCATTACAAGTCCTCCAAACTTAGCTGAGTGTACTTCGTAACCGTCGATTGGTGAAGATACCATCTTAGGAGATGTCTTACCCTTACCGCCTGCAGTGAATGGATCACGTAAACCAGCAATGTAAGCGTAGATATCATCACGGCCTCTTGGACGTACTCTGTAAACCTCTGCAGATTCACCGAAGCCCATAACGATCATTCTGTGTGACTCAGCAATACCTGCTCCTTCTGGGTGACGCTTAGGGAAGTAAACATCATCGTCCATGAAGTCTGCAATCTCAACAGTTAGCTTGATACCGTTGTAGTAGTTGTACTCTACGAACTGGTATCCGAAGCTCATTGGGTTGATTGCTCCAGTATTGTTAGCTGCACCAGCTCCGTATGCAGGGTTACCTGTAGTTACGTTGCTGTAGATAGAATCGCCGTTAGCCTTAGCTTGGATCTGCTTGTGGATTTCAATAGCACCTCTCTCACCAGTAATAATATGTAGGTGACGGTCGCCACGTCCAATCTTACCGATAGACATGTCAAGTGCAACTTCCATCAAGTAGTCAAGATCGAAAGTATTGTATAGGTGACGGTTAGCTGGAGCAATCTGCTCGAAGAAACCAGAACCTGCACCGATCTCGAATCCGTTCAAGTCGTCAGTGTTTAAGTAGCCTGAGTCAACTGTCCAGTTCTTCTTACCATATAAAGAAGCACGAGCCATCATTTCCTCTGCTTGGTACATAACTACAAGGTCAATGTAGTTAATCCATACAGACTCAGTCTGTCCTCTGTACATGAATGGGAACTCTAGTGGCTCATTCTGACCTTTCTCAATGCTTGATCCAGGAACCTTGTACTGCATTCTACACATAGAAAGACGGTTCTGCATCTTAAATGGAGAAGTAAAGTAAGGCTCTGCACCTTCGTAAGAAAGTGTACCTGGTACTAGGTCGTAGAACTTAGAGAAACGATCTCCTACTGATACGTCAGTACCAACAATGAATGAGATGTTAAGATCGTCATTTAGAAGCTCTACTTCGTAAGCGTACTGAGATCCATCCTCATGTACTTCTTTTACTAAGAAGTGGTAGTCATCAGTCTCTCCCTTAAGAACGTTAGTTCTTTCGAACATTGGCTCAGAGAATACAAGACGGAATCTTTGGCGATTTGCGCCGACTACTCCTGTAAGAGCTGCCCCTGCAGTATCTTGGATAGCAACAAGAGGTACGTTCTTGTCCTCTTGACCTTTTAGCATCCACTGGTAGAAACCATTTTCTAGATCTACTTCCATTTCTGGGAAGCGGTTAACGAAGTTCACCATAGAACCCTGTAGGTTCATTTGATAAATCTGTTGGATCGCCTTATCAAGAAGTTGAGGTCTCTGCTGGTACAACTCATAGAAGTGATTGTCAGCAATCAGACCTTTAAAGTCCTTGGGACGATAAAGTTGAGTGTTGAAAAGTTTTTGCATTTTACAAAAATTAGGTTATTTAAATTATTTATTTACTCACCAAACGCATTTTCCCAGAACGAAAGGTTCAGCTTTGTACCAGCAGAACTTTTTTGACCCGGTATAGAGGTTTGTTGTTGTTCACGAATTAGTTCATCCAGCTTACGCTTTACTTGCTTCTCTGTAAGCTTTACTAGCTTACTCATGTCAGGCTTGAAGTTTCCTTCTTTGTCTGCATTAAAAAGACCAAGTACGTTGTAGAACTGAATTAGTTTCTCAAATCCTTGGGGATTACTACTTTGTTTATGTCCCAACTCAGTAAACTGAGCTCCTGTTTCAGGGTCTGTATAAGCTATATCTGTCATTGCTTTTTTCATAGCATTCTTATGACGAGTTGTTAGCTCAATACCTGGTAGGATTTCTTTCATGTCGTCCACAGAATTGATCAACGAGTTAAAAGATTCCTCGTCTCTTTGGGCTATCCTCTGAGCACGTTCTTCTTTTTCTTTACGCTTTACTTCTACAAATTGTTTTGCTTGAGCTTTTAACTGAGGCAACGCTGTGTTTGCCTTCTCTTCTAGCTTAGCAAGAACAACTGCTTCATCGATGCTCTCTCTTACCTCTGCATCGTTAAGACCTTTCATCTTGAGGTATCTGCTTAAAATATCTTTTTGGATATTCTCTTGCTTTAAAACTTCTGGAGTTACACGATCAAAGTAATCAATGTCTCTAGCAACTCTCATTGCCATGAGTTCATCATCAAATGCATCTTCTATTTCTAGGAACATTTTCTTTGCTCCTGAAAAATTCTGTACAAATCCAGTAACGTTTTCCTCAAGACGACTATTAAGAGTCTTATCAAACAAAGCAGCAAGATCATCTGCTGTTTCAATTCTTACGCCATCTTCTAGTTCTAAGATACCCTTATCTTGTAGTTCTTTTACAAGAGCTGAATATACTGTATCAGCCTCTTCATCACTTATATCACCTACAGTAGCTGTAGGAACTTCTGGGGTATCGTTAGACTCTTCGTTTCTAACCTTTTCAAGGAACGGTCTCTCATCTTCTAGACCTGAAAGGTCTATGACTCCTGGAGGGGGAGCTGTTTCTTTTACAGGAGTCTCCTCTTTTGGAGTCTCTGTAGTTGTTTGTTCGGAGTTTTCAGTCGGTGTGTTTGGTGTTACCAATTGTACTCCTTCAAATGGATTTTTAGCCATAGCTCTATTTATTCGTTTACAAAATTAATATACTAATCACAAAATTTCTAATAGGTTTTCACAGATTTTCTCAAGGTCTATGGTTTTTCCTTATGAACTTTGTTTATTTTTTGCCAATTCTTCTTTCGCACGGTTACTTCTTTCCTTTTCAAGCTGCTTTCTGTTCTCTAATTCTAATTTCTTTGCATCAAGAACACCTTTTTGTCTCGCTTTCTCAACTTCTAGTAAATCAGGTATACCATCTCTATCAGCATCTCCTCTCAAGGCCATAGCCTGTGATCTCATCTCAGCTATACGTTCTTGAGACTCTCTGTCTTTCTGCTTCTCCATAGCCTTAAACTCTCGTTCAGCCTGGCTATCCTGCATCTCCATCTGCTTCATTTGCTGAGCTGACTGCTGTGCTTGTTGCTGCATTTCTTTCTGCTGCTGTGCCATACGCTCTGAAGAGTCTTTAAGCTTACGTGCAATATTCTGCGATGATCCAGAAGTATAGATAGATACCAGGTCAGCAATCTGAGCATTACCATTCTGTATAGCAGCCTGTGCTAACTGACGTAAGTCATTAAATAGCTGAGTATCATTATTAGAATCAGATACGTGTACA